CCGCCGCTAATTCCCACGTCCCAAGTGTGCCACCCGCCGACGATAAAACTCCACCAACGAAATCAGACGTATATGAACCAACAGACTGACAAAGCCGTTGATGGCGGGTTGCACACCACTGACTTGTTCGCTGGGCCGATGCGCTCCGCTATGGTGTTCGCTGCCCGCTACACCCACACCCGGAACACAGGCGGCACTCTCGCCGTAGTCCGCGCACTAAAACAATGCTGGCACGTCTTGGACGATCACACACGCGACCAGATCCTCCGCGAGTCGCACGAAGCGGAATACAACCTCGATGACTGGCAACACCTCCGAGATTTTGCAGCGAACGATCATGAGCAGCAACCCGAAAGGAGCGCCCCAGATGCCTGAATCCACCACGAAACTGCCCGCTCCTGAGGGTTGCGCTGCCTCTGCTGGTTCTGCGTTGGCGGACCAAGTGGGCGGTCGCCACTACAAATCTCTGGCCATCCAGCCGGCCGAATACTGCCAGCGGAACCGTCTCCCCTACTGCGAGTCGAGCGTGATCCGCTATGTGACCCGCCACCGCGAAAAGAACGGCCGTGAGGACATCGAAAAGGCCATTCACTGCCTAAAGCTACTGCTGGAACTCGAATACCCGCAGAACAGTTAATTATGGGAATCAATAAGTGTCCATAACACCGTCACCCCTCCACCTCGCCGCCGTCGCCTGGCACTCCACCCCGGATCCGCCAAACACCTTTGCGGAAATCCTCGACTTCCACCTCTCCACCCCTGGCGCCGTCGTCATCTCCCTGCCGGATTCCTTCCTCATGGCCCGCCCCGTCATCGCCGCGCAGCCAGAAACACACCTCCACTTCACTTCCCCCCTTCAATCGCCACCCATCGCCGATTGCTGGCACGTTGCCTCCGCAGCAGGAAGCGTTCGCGCCTTGCTCATGCTTGCACACCGTCACCCCCTCCCGTGGGTCTCTTACTGCCGGCATGGGCAAGACCGCATCCGCCTCCACCAACTTCACACCCTCCTCCGCCATGGGCTCCCAGAAATCTCCAAAACTCCCAGAACCAGCCCCGCCACCTCCCCCCGTTAGCGCCACCGGCACAGAACAAGCCACCGCCGACATCGAGGAACGCCGCCGCAAAGGCAAACGCTACACCTTCGAGAACACCATCATCGCCCCCGGCACCACCGGACGCCAAACCCTCGGCTAACCATGTCCACCCCAGACCCAAAGGCCGAAGCACTCCTCGCCCAAAACGCCACCCTCGTCGCCGAGCGCTCCGCCTGGGATAGCCTCTGGCAAGACTGTGCCGACATCGTCCACCCTCGCCGCAACCAAATCACCCAGAAAACCCCCATCGGCCCGCCCGATCGCACCACCCTCCACCGCAACAACGACGGCACCGCCATGAGGGCAAACAACACCCTCGCCACCGGCCAATCCGTCCGCATCACCCCCATGGGCGCCCGCTGGTTCATCCTCCGGCCCCCGCCCTCCCTCCAAGGAAACCAAATCGCCGAAAACTACTTCGCCCGCGCCACCGAAATCCTCGTCGCCTCCCTCGGCACCTCCAACTTCTACAACCGCGGCCACGAATGCTACCTCGATCGCGGATGCTTCGGCATCGCCGCCCTCGAAGTCACCGGCGGCCCAAACAACCGCGGCCTCCACTTCCGCACCTACCCAGTCGGCTCCTTCTCCATCGCCCAAAACTCCTTCGACGAAGTCGACGTCATCCACCGCAACTACGAGCAAACCCCCGCTCAACTCCTCGAAGCCTTCGGCCGCAAAGCCCTCCACGAAGACATCCTCAAAAAATTCGACAACCCCGCCACCCGCTACCAACGCACCGAACAACTCATCCACGCCATCCACCCCCGCACCGACCGCGACCCCCGCCGCCAAGACGCAGCCCACAAACCCTACGCCTCCACCTACCTCCACAAAGGCACCAACACCATCATCCTCGATTCCGGCTTCGACGAACTCCCCACCGCCGTCTCCCGCTGGTCCACCTGGGGAGAATCCCCCTACGGCTGGGCACCCGCCTACGCCGCCCTCCCCGAAGCCTCCCAGCTCGACTTCCTCGAGCAAATGCTCGACACCCTCGTCGAAACCGCCGCCTTCCCCCGCGTCCTCGCCCCCGCCGGCATGAAGAACGAAATCGACTTCACCGCCTGCGGCCTCACCATGTTCGATCCCGCCATCACCCAAGTCCCCCAAGAATGGCTAACCGGCGGCCGCTACGATGTCGGCAAAGACCGCGCCTTCGAAAAACGCCGCGCCATCGAAACCGCCTTCCACGTCGAACTCTTCAACGCCATCTCCCAGCTCGACCCCAAAGCCACCGCCACCCAAATCTCCGCCATCATCACCGAGTCCCGGGAACTCTTCCACCCCATCTATTCCAACATGGTCCGGGAATTCCTCACCCCCGTCCTCCGCCGCTCCTTCGCCCTCCTCCTCCGCCAAGGAGTCATCCCTCCGCCGCCCCTCTCCATCCTCCAGACAGACAGCCTCTCCGCCTTCCTTGAGGAGCCGGCCGTCGAATACGTCTCCGCCATGGCCCTCGCCCTCGAGGCCTCCCACCTCCACAAATTCCAAGAAATCATCGGCGTCCTATCCCCCCTCGCCAATCTGGATCCCACCATCCTCGACTACATCAACCCCGCCACCATTGGCGCCCACTTCCACCGCACCTCCGGCCTCCCCACCGTCCTCCTCCGTACACCCCAGGAACTCCAGGAACTCCAAGAAGCCCGCGCCCAACAAGCCCAAGCCCAACAAGCCCTCCAAGCCACCGAAGCCATCCGCAACCTCGGCGGCCCCCAAGAAACCCTCCGCGCCGCCCAACAAGCCGCACCCCTCGACGCCTAACACCATCCCCCAAAATCCTCTCAACCCCACCCCATGACCCAACCTCCCCGCCATGCCCACTCCCCCACGCAAAACCGCCCCTCGCAAAGTGACGCCGCCAAACAAGAACGCGCCAAACTCCTCTCCGCCATCCATGCCACCCTCACCAGCGACCCCGGCAAACAATTCCTCACCTGGCTACACACCGCCGCCCCCATCGACTGCCCTCTCAACGATGCCGACCACTTCGACTCCACCTTCGATCCCGCCGTCTTCCTCGCCCTCTTCACCACCGTCCCCGGCCGCACTACCCTCGCCTGGCTTTGCCACATCGGAGGAACAGACCGCCCCGTCTACCAGCTACTCCCCGCCAACGCCCACCTCGACCCACTCGCCGCTTGCGTCCGGGAAGGCCGCCGCCTCATCCCTGCCATGCTCCGCTCCCTTGTCAACGGCACTTACCACCCGGGAATCCCCGACGACACCCTTGCAGCCACCAAAGACGGCCTCCGCCAACTCCACCTCGAAATCCTCTCCACTCTCGCCGACGCCAAAGCCGAGCACTCCATCCTCGGCCCCGAGTGACCGCCCCAAGCCCTGCCCCACCCTCGGCCACGGCTCCCTCGAATACTTCACCTGGTCCGCCGCCCACGATACCGACGCCGAATTCCTCCGCCTCTACAGCCTACGCGCCGAGAAAATGGCAGCCCGCTGGCCAGATGCCACCGCCGCCAACAAACGCCTCCACGCCCTCCTCAACCCCTAACTCTACCCACAACCCCACCCAACCCCATGAAATACCGCACACCATTCCAAATCCTCCGCACCGAAGCCATCCTCGAAGCCCCACCAGCCGGCGGCGGAACCCCCGCACCCACTCCCGCCCCAGCAGCCACACCACCCCCAGCTCCCGCCATCCTCAACCCGGACGGCACCTTCGGAGAAAACTGGCACACCGCCCTCGGCGATAACTTCGCCCCCCACGCCTCCTCCCTCACCCCCTTCAAAAACGTAGGAGACCTCGCCAAATCCTACCTCCACTTCCGCTCCAACGGCCCCGCCTACCCAGAAGCCAACGCCGCCCCCGAAGACGTCGCCCGCTTCCGGACCCTCGCCCGCGTCCCCGAGGCTCCGGAAGGCTACAACATCAAGCCCCCAGCAGACATCCCAGAAGGCATCACCTTCGATGCAGACCTCGCCGCGAACATCGCCAAAATCGCCCACGCCAACCACGTCCCCGCTCCCGCCCTCCAAGCCCTCGTCGACGCCCAATTCCAAGCAGAAGTCGCCCGCCACACCGCCTTCACCACCGCCCAGCAAGAAGCAACACGCGCCGCACAAGACGCCCTCGTCGCCGAGTGGGGAGGCAAATTCAACGAAAACTCCTCCATCGTCCGCCACCACCTCGCCCTCCACGCCGAGGCCGCCGGCATCCCCGCAGACTCCCCCGTCCTCGCCCAGCTTGCCAACATGCCCGAGGTTTCAAAACTCATGCTCCAAGTCGCCCGCCTCACCGCAGAAGACCACGCCCGCACCCCCAACGGCCTCGGAGACCTCCGCTCCCCACAAGAACGCGCAAACGCCATCATGGACGGCACCGATCCCACCTGGTCAGAACGCTACAAAAACGGAGACCCAGACGCCTACAACACCGTCGCCAACCTCCTCAAACAAGCCTCCGGCCAATAACCTCACCTCCCCTCCACCCCTGGCCACACAAACCCGCCCCCGCCAAGGGGCGGGTTTCTTCATTCTCCCCTTCAATCGCCAAACTCTCCCTAACAGCACCATCTTAACCACGCCACAACGGCCACAGCCTATCCTCCCTGGTGGGGGACCTGTCCAGCCTCTCAGCCCTCGGCGCAAGGACACGCGCAAGGACCGACCCGCTCAGGACTATCGGAACGCGATCTAACCACCCGCATTCACGCCAACCCCACCACCACCATGCCACTCGCCGTACCAGACCACTTCACGACCCAATTCGGTCGCAACTTCCAACACACCGTCCAACAGAAAGTCTCCCGCCTCCGCAAATGCGCCGTCGTAACCACTGGCTGCACCGGAGAAGCAAAGACCCACAACCTCGTCCTCCCTGGCGAAGATGAGGAAACCACCGGCCAACGCTACAAGAAAGTCGTCATCTCCGACCTCGACACCGAGAAGCGCTGGAACACCCCGCGCAAATTCCGGAAAGTCACCGGCGCCGACGAATTCGACGAGATCCTCCTCGCCCCCACCATTCTCCCGGGAGGCGATCATCTCATGGTCCACGCCGCCACCTTCGGCCGCCGCACCGACTCCATCCTCGTCGAAGGTCTCCTCGGCACCAACTACAAGGGCAAGACCGGAGCCACTCCCGTCGAAATCCTCGCCGAGCACACCATCCCGATCGACTACGTCCACACCGGCGCCGCCGCAGACTCCGCCATGACCGTCGCCAAAATCATCGAGTCCGTCAAACTCCTCCGCAAGTCGGAGGCCTGGAACGATGAAGCCCGCGCCGCCGGCGTCCGCCTCTGCGGACTCCTCAACGCAGACCTCAACGCCGCCCTCCTCAACGATGCCAACGCCGCCACCGGCTCCCGCCTCTTCTCCAAAGACTTCCTGCCGCCCGTCCTCGACGAAAACGGCATGATCACCCAGTTCCTTGGAGTCAACTGGATCCACTACGAAGGCCTCCTCACCGGCACCGATGGCGGAGAATCCATCGTCAAATCCGCCGTCTGGACCTCCGATGGCCTCCACCTCGATATTTGGAAGGACATGGCCCACAAGGTCTCCATCCGCAACGACCTCGACGACGCCGTCCAGTTTGTCACCAAATACGCGATGAACGCCTGCCGCCACCAGGAAGAACAAGTCGTCCAAATCAACTGCCTCGACCTGTCCGCCGCCTAACCCCCACCGCCGGGGAGGCACCACCTCCCCGGCATAACCCCCACCAAACACTCACACACTTACCACCATGGCCACCTTCAAATCCACCCTCGTCCAACTGCAAGAAGCCGCAGCCCTTCGCGCCAGTGACGGCCTCCGCGATGGAGACGACGCCTTCGGCATCGTCGCCCTCGCCACCGCCACCGTCACCCTCACCGGAGACACCGCCGCAAACGACCTCCTCGAGATCGTCCCCGCGGCCCAAGTCCCGGTCGGCGCCGTCGTCGTCCCTCAGCTCTGCTCAGTCCAATGCTCCGCAGATCCCGGCACCACCCTCACCCTCGACGTCGGAGACGCAGGAAACACCGATCGCTACGCGGACGGCATCGTCCTCTCCGCCGGCGGCCTGGTCGGTTTCTGCTCCACCGGCGTCCCCGAGGCGGCAGTCACCCCCTACCGCATCACCGAGCAAGGCAAAATCTACGCCACCGTAGCCAGCGCCAACACCATCACCAACGGCACCACGCTCACCTTCATCATCGCCTACCGCGCCAAGGCCTGAGCCACCACGCCACACACAAACCATCTCCCATCGGTTGAGGATCCGGTGGGGTAATTAGGGGAACACCCGGCCCAACTCGGGCCGGGTGTTTTTCTTTCCTCTCACCATCCCACTCTCCGCTCCCCAATGACCTCCACCCAAATCGCCAACCTCGCCCTCGACCTCCTCGGCGAGCCACCCCTCACCGACCTCGAAACGGACACCTCCACCACCGCCGAGACCGTCCGCCTCCACTACAACCACACCCTCGAAGTCCTCCTCGAGCAACACCACTGGGCCTTCGGCACCGCCCCCGCCAATCTCCTTCCCCTCGACGAAGCCCGCGCCGCCACCGCCACCCTCAACCCCACCGGCACTAACAACGACATCCTCATCACCGCACCCGCCACCGGCCCGGATGGCAACCTCCTTACCGCAGAAATCGCCACCTCCACCGACCACGCCCTCACCGTCGCCAAAACCGCAAACCACATCCTCATCACCGCCGGAGCCAAACACCGCATCACCATCACCGGCCCCCTCTCTCCGGACGTAACCGAAACCCACCTTTTCGGCACTCTCCAAAACGACCGCCCCGCCTACTACTATCCGGAATTCACTTTATCCTTCACCTCCATCATCTACTGGACCGGGACCAAATGGCTCATCATCACCAACCCGCCAAGCCCCGGCACCAGCTGGGAATCCACCGAAGACAGAGCCACTCCTGACCTCGTCACCTCTTGGACCGCCACCGGATCCGCCACCGGCACCCCCACTCTCGTCGCCTCCCCGCCCACCGCCGCCCAAGCCATCGCCGCAGCAAACGCCGCCCTCGAAGAAACCTTCGCCAACGCCCCCGGCTCAGACGGCACCGGCACCCTCGCCGCCGTCCCCTCCACCCCATTCCAAGGCGGCCGCACCACCCTCCTCCCGGACTGGGGAACCGCCTACGACCTCCCGGCCGATTGCCTCCGCGTCCTCAAACTCACCGGCCCAGATCGCGGCGCCCCTATCACCGACTTCCGCATCATCGGCCGCAAACTCCTCCTCTCCCCCCTCGCCGCCCTCACCGATCGCCTCCACATCGAATACATCACCAGCGAGGCCTCCGACTGGTCTGCCACCTTCCGCGAGGCCTTCCGCTACCTCCTCGCCTCCCGCATCGCCACCCGCATCACCGGCTCCCCAAACCTCGCCGCCCAGCTCCTCCAAGACCACCGCGAGACCCTCGCCCGCGCCACCCTCAAAGACTCCCAGGAAACCTCCTCAAACGAAAACAACCCCATGCGGGAAATGATCCTCCGCTCCCCCCTCGCCCGCGCCCGCCGCCGCTACTCCGGCTCCCCAGACTACACCCCAGAACCCCCGAACGCATGAACTCCCTACTCCTCACCTTCAACTCCGGAGAAATCTCCCCCCACCTCCGCTTCCGGCTAGACCTCGAAAAACACCTCGGCGCAGCCTCCACCCTCGAAAACTTCCTCGCCCTCCCCTACGGCTCCATCACCAAACGCCCCGGCCTCCGTTGGCTTGCCCAGACCCTCACCGCCGGCGCAAACACCCGCGCCTTCCCCTTCCAAGCCACAGACCGCTCCCGCTACATCCTCCACTTCACCGCCGGCAAACTCCGCATCCTCCGCCCAAACGGCACCACCGCCGCCACCCTCGATTGCCTGCCAAACCTCACCCTCGCCACCCCACCCAGCCCCCTCACCACCGGCTACTGGGACGCTCCCTTGCGCGACCTCCAACTCATCGCCATCAACGACACCGCCTTCATCACCCACCCCTCCACCGCGCCCCTCCGCCTCCGCCGCCTCACAGACACCTCCTGGACCCTCGACTTCATCCCCTTCACCAACGCCCCCTCCCTCGACGAAAACCTCGACCCAAACAAAACCCTCACCGTCCTCGCCCACCCCGTCTCCAACAACTGGACCCCGGAAAACCCCTACACCCCCGGCGATACCGTCGTCTCCCAAAACGCCGAGTGGGTATCCCTCACCACCCACACCTCATCCCTGTCCACCGAGCCCGGCCGCGGAGGCGACTGGAAAACCAACTGGCGGCGCCGCCTCTTCCTCCCCGGTGAAGCCATCACCCTCACCGCCGGCCCCCGCACCGCCACCCCCTGGCTCGATACCTTCCGCCTCTTCACCCCCGGAGAAATCTTCGTCGCCTCCAGCGTAGACCCCGGCGACCCCTTCGAATACGGCCACATCTGCCTCCTCGCCTTCCGCAACCTCCCAGACACGGAAGAACCAAACGCTCCCCCAAACACCACCCACTTCGCCCGCTGCGATCAATGGGACCGCGGCGGAGACCTCGAAGACGACACATGGGACGTTGGCGACTACTGCGTCCACGATGGCACCCTCTACGAATGCACCCAAGACCACGGCAACCACGTCCCCGGCGTCAACGCCTCAGAACCCGGCACCGGCACAGACTGGGAAGACTACTGGCTAGAACTCGGCCCCTTCACTACCTTCACCGCCTGGACCCTTGCCACCGAGGAACTCCCCATCGGCTTCCAAGTCCTCCACAACGGTGCCACCTACACCGTCACCACCGCCCACAGCCCCACCCCAGACACCGAGCCCGGCACCGGCGTCGACTGGGAAGACTACTGGCTCGAAACCTCCCTCTTCCAAACCACCCACGCCGCCCTCTCAGGCACCACCCCCGGCTCCTATTGGACCGCCTCACCCTCCCGAGACGACAAAGACTTCCAAGTCGAACTCGCCGCCCTCACCACCAACAACGGCAAAACCTCCCCCATCATCGCCGTCGATGGCGGCTGGAACCTCAACACATTCGGCACCTGGTCAGGCACCTTCACCCTCCAACGCTCCCTCGACAACGGCACCACCTGGGAAACCATCCGCTCCTACCAAGCCACGGCCGACCGCAACGTCGCAGACTCCGGCACCGAAGACACCCCCGTCCTCATGCGCATCGCCTTCGCCAGCGAATCCGGAACCGACACCTCCGGCAAACAACGCGCCGTCCTCACCCCCGAGCTTCCCTACATCCGCGGCACCGCCCTCGCCACCACCTACATCTCCCCCTCCGCCATCCGCGGCACCG